CCTATGTGCCTCGCTCGACTGGCTTTGAATCCTGCACGATTCACTATGACACCGACGGCTTGCGGCACATTGTTACCGGCTGCCGTGGCACCTTCACCATTAGCCTGAACGCAAACCAAATTCCTGTCTTCAATTTCACCCTCACAGGTCAGTACAACGCGCCGACTGATACTGCCTCACCAACTCTGACGTTCAGCAATCAGGCTGATCCAAAGATCTTCAACGACACCAACACAACTTCGTTCACTCTGTTCTCTGCAACTGGCCTTGCGCTCCAGTCTGCTGAAATCGACATCGGCAATGAAGTTGTTTATAGGGAGCTGGTTAACTCCACAAAAGAGGTGCTGATCACTAACCGTGCAGCAACTGCCAACTTTGTGATTGAGGCTCCGACGCTTGCAACTAAGGACTTCTTTGCACTGTCTGTTGCAGGTACTGCAGGCAACCTGAGCATTGTTCACAGCGGCGGTGCAGGCAACATCATCACGTTGACTGCTCCAGCTAGCGGCTTGTCACTTGGCAACCCGACTTATTCGGAAGACCAAGGGCTTGTGATGTTGAACATTCCCACTACGATGGTGCCCAGCTCCAGCGGAAACGATGAAATGACGCTGGCATTCACCTGATTTTTATGCCTTTCGTTCTCAAGAAAAACTCTGGCTCCTATGAATGGCCCGTCACTGTTGAATCACCCAGCAGTGGCGGCAAGTTCAGAAAAGACACCTTCAAGGCACTTTTCAAAAAACTGAGCCGTTCAGAGTTTGGTGCTCTTGCTGAGCAAGGTGAGGATGCACTGGTCACTGAAATCCTTGACGGCTGGAAAGACGTTAAGGATGAGGAGGGTGAGGAGGTGCCATTTGACTCTGACTCAATGGCACAGATGTTGGATGACCCTTATGTCTTGCGTGCGGTCATCAATGCTTACACCGACTTTCTGAGCGGGGGTTCAGCAAAAAACTAAGAGACGCCGCCTTGCATTGGTGCAAAGGCGGTGGCGTCTTTGAGGAAAGCACGCAGGAGTTGCTTGACCAAGGGTTAGACCCTGGTGAAATCAATGCGCGTCGGAAGGCCGAAAAGGTCGAGGATTTTGAGGTGTGGGAAGAAAACTGGCAGGCGCTTGAGGTCTTTGCTCAGTGTCAGACGCAATGGCGCGTGTCGATGAGCGGCCTTGTGGGGCTGGACTATACAGCTGTGGCGTGGGTGCTTAGACTGAATCAGGTTGAAGACGAGCTTTTGACGCTGCAAAAACTGCAGATTGTTGAGGCTACAGCTCTCAAACTTATGAACGGCAACCGCTCTGAGTAATGGCTCAAGACGCACTCATCCGCATCAGAGCCAAGGTTGACGGCCAGGCTGAAGTGCAGGCGCTTGAGCGTCAGTTCAGAAGGACCGAAAGCCAGACGCAAAAACTGAAGCAGAGCTTCTCTGGCTTGGCCACTGTTGCTGCACGTCTTGGCGGTGCCTTTGCTGTTTTTCAAGGGCTGCGTTTCACGCTGATCAAAACAGCTGAACTGCAGACACAAACCAAGAGCCTGGAGGTTCTGACTGGCAGCCTTGAACAGGCTCAGACTGTCATTAAAGAGCTTCAAGAGTTTGGGGCTGTAACGCCGTTCACAAGCTCAGAGCTGATTCAAACAGCGAAGCTGCTCAAGGCTTACAACATCGACACGGCCAAGCTTGTTGATACCACCAAGCGGCTCGGTGATGTTGCTGGCGCAACTGGTGGTGATCTTGAGGGCATTGCCCGTGCGTTTGGTCAGATTCAAAGCCGTGGCTCTCTGCAGGCAGAAGAACTCAACCAGCTCCGGGAGCGCGGCGTTGACATTGAGACTGCGCTGAGGGATGCCTATGACCTGAGCGGCGCAGAGTTTGCCGACGCGATGCGGAATAATCAGATTTCCGCAGAGGCTGTGTTTGCGATCCTTGAACGCATTACGTCTGAGGGTGGCAAATATGCAGGAGGCGCGATCAGCCAGTCAACCACGTTGGCCGGTAAGTTCAGCACGTTGCAGGACAACGTTGATCAGCTTGCTCGCGCATTCGGCAAAGAGCTAACACCTGCTGTTGAAGGCGTTTTGGACAAGGCCAATGAATTGGTTCAAGGATTGACCAAGATTGATCCAACACTGGGGCTCACGGCTTTAGCGTTAGGTGGGGTCACCGCTGCTGGTTTTGCTCTTAAAGCTGCATTTGATGCGTTGATCGCAACAAAACTTGGAGCATTTCTAGTTACACAAATCAATCTCTTCAATACCTTTGGCGCACGAATTTATTTTGTAGCCGGAGCCCAAGGTGCTCTTAACTTAGCCCTCAAGGCAATGCCTGTTGGCATCGCAATCTTGGCGCTGAGCAATTTGATTCAAAGATTTGAAGACGCAAAGACAGCTCAAGATCGCGTGACTACTGCAATCAACAGTGGTTCAAAAGAGCTGATCAAATCAGCCATCGCGATTGAAGAAGAAACGCTGTCTGTTGAGCGAAACAGGGCATCAAAGATGTCTTTGTTGAACATTAACTCGAAATTTTTAAGCTCACAGAAACGCCTCGTAGACCTCAGAAAAGCATTAGCAGATCTTGGCGATGGCCCAGCCCCAGACGGACAGACGCCACCTGTGCCAGTCCCTGATCTCGGTGGTGGTGATGATAAAGCCGATCCAGCAAAAGCTTTGAAAGAACGTGAAAGGCTTTTGCAGCAAGTGCTGGATATAGAGCTGAGGTTGGCTGAGGCTCAACAGAAAGGCAGGATCTCTGCCCAAGACGCTGTTACTGCTTCTGAGAACAGGCTTGCACTTCTTAAAGAGGAAGACCCGGTCAAACGTATTGCGCTTGAGTTTGATCAAAAGCGTGCAGCTGCACATGAAAGGACTGTCAGAGCCATCGAGGCAACTGATGATCCTTTGCAGATGCAGTTGGCTAATCAAAGGCTTTTCTTAGACCTTGAGATTCTCAGCGTTGAGGAGCAGAAGGCACTCAAAAAAGCTGCTGAAGAAACCAACAATGTTTTTGAGTCGATGAAAGGCACGATTGAGGTTGGCCTTAGTAATGCAATTATGGGCCTGCTGCAGGGCACTAAATCCCTGAGCGAGTCATTGTCAGGCATCTTGAATCAGATGGCCTCGCTCGTGATTCAGATGGGTGTCAAGGCGCTTCTGCCTTTTGCTGATGGAGGTGTCATCAGCCAAGGCAAGGTCACACCATTTGCCTATGGCGGCGTTGTAAACAAGCCAACGCTGTTCCCTATGGCGAACGGTATGGGGCTGATGGGCGAAGCCGGACCAGAGGGGATCCTTCCCTTACGTCGCAGTCGCAGCGGTCGCCTTGGTGTTGAAGCTTCAGGCGGTGGTGCAACTACCGTGAATGTCAGTGTTGATGCTTCAGGTTCTTCAGTGCAAGGCAACACCGAGCAAGCCTCTCAGCTGGGCAAGGCTATTGGCGTTGCTGTTCAAACTGAAATCTTGAAGCAAAAGCGTCCTGGCGGTCTGCTCGCTACAACCTGATCATGGCAACCTTCCCTTCTATCGATCCTGACTACAACGTTCAGAAGAACAACGCACCAAAAGTGCGTGTAGTGCAGTTTGGTGACGGCTATGAACAGCGTCTTAACTATGGGTTGAATCAAAATCCTAAGCAATGGACGCTGACTTTCCAAAACATTTCAGAGACTGACTCAGACACAATTGAGACATTTTTGGATGCACGCGCTGCTGATGGTGAATCATTTGATTGGCAGCCTCCAGGCTCTTCTACTTCTTACAAATGGGTTTGCCCTAGTTGGACAAAAACGATTCCATATGCAAACTTGGCAACAATTAACGCAACCTTCCGTCAGGTATTTGAACCGTAATGGCAGCAGTAGCAGCTTGGGCAGCCAGCACAGCTTTTTCTGTTGGTGATATACGCAGGGCAACCACGAGTCAAGCTAGTGGCCTTTGGTTTCGCTGTTCAACAGCTGGAACGTCGGCCAGTACTGAGCCGAAATGGCCAACAGACATTGGCAGCACAATTACTGATAACACTGTTGTTTGGACTGCAATTAGCAGCGTTTACGAAGACGTATCAGTTCTTGCACCAAGTGCAATTATTGAGTTGTTTGAACTGCACTTAGACAGCGCACTGCATGGCAGCTCTGATGTTTACAGGTTTCACGCTGGCAGCAATGCTGACGTAACAGGCAACATTGTTTTTGACGGCAATACATATACGCGCTTCCCTATTGAGGCTGAAGGCTTTGAAATGCGGTCCGGCGGCACATTGCCACAGCCCACGCTTACAGTCGCCAACCTCAAAGGCACAATTACAACCTTGCTGGCATTGGTTAATGCCACCACTCTTGGCAACGACCTGACGGGTGCAACAGTAAAACGCATCCGCACGCTAAAGCGTTATTTAGACGGTGAATCAACAGCGGACCCTAATGCTCGGTTCCCAACAGAAATTTGGCGCATCATCCGAAAGGCATCAGAAACTCGTGACTTTGTTTCTTTTGAGCTTGCTAGTGCATTTGACTTGGCTGGTGTGAAACTGCCTAAGAGGCAGATCATTGCCAACACATGCCAGTGGATTTACAGAAGCAGTGAGTGCAGCTACACAGGCAGCAATTATTTTGATGTCAATGGCAACAGCGTTCCCTCCTTATCGCAAGATGTTTGCGGCAAACGTATTTCCTCTTGCAAGCTGCGGTTTGGCAATAACGGAACGCTGCCTTTTGGTTCATTCCCTGGTGCTGGCCTAACGCGATGAAACTGACTGACGCGATGCAGGAACAAATCCTGCAACACGCAAGGGATGAGTTTCCTAAGGAGTGCTGCGGGTTAGTCGCTGTTGTGAAGGGCAGGCGTCGTTACTTCCCATGCCAAAACATTGCCCGGACTCCAGACGAGCATTTTGTGCTTGAGGGTTGGAACGAAGTAGAGGACAAGGGGGAAGTGGTGGCAATCGTCCATAGCCACCCTGTAACGAATCCAAAACCATCAGTCGCTGACCGTGTTGCCTGTGAAAAGTCCGGCCTGCCTTGGTTCATTGTCAATCCGAAAACTGAGGGCTGGGGCCACTGCGAGCCTGAGGGCTTTGAACTGCAATATGTCGGCCGCGAATTTGTCCACGGGATTGTGGACTGCTACACCTTGGTGCGTGACTTTTTTCAGCGTGAGTACGGAATCACGTTGAGCGACTATCACCGCCGTGACCAGTGGTGGCACAACGGTGAAAACATGTATGTGGAGAACTTCGCTAAGGAAGGGTTTTTGCGGGTGCCTATCGAGGAGCTGCAGCGCGGTGACCTGTTGCTAATGAACTTGCAGTCGCCTGTGCCAAACCACGCTGCCATCTACCTTGGCGATCAGCAGATTTTGCATCATGTGCAAGGGCGCTTAAGTTCTAGGGATTTACTGGGTGGCTATTATTTGAAGGCCACAGACCGGGCGATACGTCATGAAAGTCGTTAAGGTCTACGGCGCTTTGCGGGAGCGATTGGGCCAGTGTCGCTTTGAGTTGAACGTGGACACACCTGCTCAAGCAATAAAAGCTCTGTGCGTCAATTTTCCTGGTCTGGACAAGTGGTTGGTTGATAGTGAAAAAGACGGTATTGGTTATCGGGTCAAAGTAGGCAAGCAGCAGGCGACACCTGAGGACGTAAGCGTTCTGGGGCTGCCTTGGTCAGAGCGTGAAGTTTTCAGCATTACGCCTGTGGTTGCTGGTGCGGGCGGTGGCGGTTTTGGGCAAATTTTGTTTGGCGCTGCACTGATTGGTCTTTCTTTTGTCACCTTTGGTGGCTCTGCGTTATTTGCTGGAGGCGCGGGTTTAGGAACGAGTGCGACTGCACTTGTTGGCGCGGGTGGTCTTTATGCAGGTGTAGGCTCTGCTGCTCTTGGCGTGCTTGGGGCTGCCTTGGTTTTGGGCGGCGTATCCCAAATGATTTCGCCAACGCCAGATCCAGGCATGGAGCTGAAAGAGGCCAACAGAATTCAAAACTTCACATTTAGTGGCATTACAAATACCGCACAGCAGGGCTTGGCGGTTCCGATAGCGTATGGTCGGGTTGTTGTGGGTTCAGCCGTGATCAGCAGTGGCCTCGACGTGGATCATTCACCGAATAATCCAGTCACAAGCCAAAGCTTGACCTATGACCTGTTCGTTAAGAAAAAATCGTGATGCCTGAAGAAAAACTCATTCTTGGCGCTGGCGGCGGCGGCGGCGGCAAGAACCAAAGCAGTGGTTCTAGAACGCCAATCGAAGCAGACGACACGCTTTCGTCTGAGCAGTTTGCAAGCGTTCTTGATTTGCTTTGCGAAGGTGAAATTCAGGGTCTAGATGATGGCGCAAAAAGTATTCTTTTAGAAGACACGCCGTTGCAGAACGCAGACGGCAGCTTTAATTTCGATAATTTTGCGGTTGCAGTCAACAACGGTACACAAGGGCAAAGTCCTATAGAAGATGCGACTGGCGGTGTTCAGGTAGAAGTCCCAGTTGGTGTTGAAGTTACTAACAGTTCACCCGTAACGCGATCGATCACCAACACCGAAGTTGATCAAGTTCGGATAACTGTTACGATTCCTAGCCTGCAGGTTTTCACCGACGAAGGCGACGTTGTTGGCAACAGCGCTGGTATCCGTGTACAGGTTCAATACAACGGTGGTGGTTATAACACTGTTTTTGAAGACACAATCAGCGGTAAAAGCAGCAGCGCTTATCAACGTGATTATTTAGTGCCTTTGACAGGCAGCTTTCCTGTTGATTTGCGTGTGATCAGAACAACCGCAGATGAAACAAGTAGCAAAAGGTCTAGCACTACAAATTGGACAAGCTTTACTGAAATTCAGACTGAGAAATTTGCTTATCCAAACTCTGCAGTGGTCGGACTGCGTTTTAGCGCAAAGCAGTTTAGCAATATTCCAACTCGGAAGTATTTAATACGCGGGATTAAGGTCAGGATTCCTAGCAACGGTACTGTTGACACCACAACACACTTGGGGCGTATTACTTACTCAGGTCTTTTCGACGGCACGCTTTCTGCCGCGACTTGGACTAATGATCCTGCTTGGTGCTTATACGACTTGCTTACGAGCACTAGGTACGGATGTGGCGTTCCAGAATCGTCGTTGGACGTGTTTGATTTTTACGAAATTAGCAAGTATTGCAATGAGCTTGTTGATGATGGCAAAGGCGGGCAAGAGCCACGTTTTAGCCTCAACCTACTAATCAATACTCGTGACGAGGTTTACAATGTCATCCAAAATTTAACGTCAATTTTTAGAGGCATTGCCTACTACGGTGCTGGCTCGCTTGTTTTAAGGCAAGACAAGCCTGCTGATTCTCAGTATCTTCTTGGCCCTAGCAACGTGGTGGATGGCCTGTTTGCTTACAGCGGCACATCAGAAAAGGTGCGTCACACTTGTGCAACTGTCGCATGGCAAAGCTATGACACTAATGGTGATGTTGAGTATGAATACGTTGAAGATCACTTTGCTGTCGCAAAGTATGGCATCGTCAACAAAGACATAAAAGCGCTTGGTTGTTACAGTCAAGGTCAAGCGCACAGGCTGGGCAAGTGGTTGCTGACTAGCGAAAGACTGTTGTCTGAAACTGTTAGCTTCGCTGTTTCTATCGACGCTGGCATTGCTGTAACGCCAGGCATTGTTATCGATATTGCTGACCCATTGCGTGCTGGCACACGGCGCAGCGGAAGGGTTGCCTCTGCGACAACCACCGTTGTCACGATTGACAGCGACACAGATCTGTCTGTGAGCATGTCAAGTAGCCCAACGTTGTCAGTGCTGCTGCCGACAGGCAACGTTGAAACGAAAACAATTAACAGCATTTCTGGCACGTCTATAACGGTTAACAGTCCATTCAGCCAAGCACCTCAGGCGCAAGCCATTTATCTGATTCAAACTACAGACATTCAGTCACAGCAATATCGGGTTGTTTCTGTTGCTGAAGGTGTTGACGGCACAGTTGGGGTGACTGCTGTTGCATATAACGAATCAATTTACGATTTCGTCGAGAAAGACCTTGCGCTTACAACGCGTAAGATCAGTAATCTTAGTTTCATTCCTAACTCGCCAACAGGCATAAATGGTACTGAACTTTTGTACGAAGAAGCGCAGTCAGTGCATGTCGGCTTTGATTTAAGTTGGCAAAGCAGCAGGGTAAATGTAAGCGAGTTTGCTGTTAAGTACAAAATTGACAATGACAATTTTACAACCGTAAACACAAGCAACCCTTCAATAACATTGCGGGCATTGAGAGCTGGCACACTCACTGTCCAAATTCGTGCTGTCAGCCCCATTGGCAAGCAGAGTGCAGCAGCAAAAGCGACATTTGCTATTGCTGGAAAGACTGCACTGCCAGCTAATGTTCAAAATCTGACTATTGAAGCGATTTCTGCAAATAGTGCCCGACTCAAGTGGGATCAAACAGTCGATCTAGATGTCAAGGTCGGTGGCAAGGTTCATGTGCGCCATAGCGCATTAACTGATGGCACAGCAACTTTTTCAAACAGCGTTGACCTAATCAACGCTATTGCAGGTTCCTCCACTGACGTAGTTGTGCCTTTGCTTGAAGGTGAATACATCGTCAAGTTTGCTGACGATGGGGGCAGGCTTAGTGCTGACGACACCAGCGTCATTGTTGATCAGCCTGACGCACTTGGAAAGCTGCTGGTCAAAAACCACCGCGAGGATCAACAGACGCCGCTGCCGTTCCAAGGCACGCACGTTGACACGTTCTATAGCGATCAATATGACGCCCTAACGCTTGATGGCAGTGACCTGATCGACAGCGTTGCTGATGTTGACCTGATCCCCATCATTGACTTCTTGGGGAACATCAAGTCGCTTGGCACCTATACGCTGCTTGACACGATTGACATGGGCTTGGCGCTTGATGCAGTTGAGTTCTCACGTCGGTTTGTCACTCGTGGTTTCTTGCCGTCTGACACGATTGATGGCCGAACTGCCCTGATTGACACTTGGACAGATGTTGATGGGGCAGCGGTCAACAACGTCAACGCTGAGCTGTATATCCGCTCAACCAACGATGACCCGAGTGGTTCACCTACATACGGAGCCTGGGCACCGTTTAACAGCGGAACGTTCAAGGGCCGTGGTTTCCAGTTCAAGACTGAACTGAAGAGCAGCAAGGTGGACGAGAACATCCTTGTCGATGAGCTGGGCTACAAGATTGAGCTGACGCCACGCTTTGACCAATCCACAGCAGCCATTGCCAGCGGCACCTCCACCAAGTCCGTAACGTTTACAAAGCCGTTTTTTGTCGGCACATCAGCTTTGCTCGGCGCTAACACGCAGCTGCCTAGCGTTGGCATCACTGTGCAAAACCTCGGTGCAAACGAGCGTTTCAACGTTTCCAACGTCAGCAGCACTGGTTTTGATATTGACGTATTGGATTCAGGCGGCAGCAATGTTGACCGCAACTTCACTTACACAGCGAACGGCTATGGCCGTGGACAGTAGACTTAGGCGATAACAGGCAGATTCGTTGTGGCAACCCACGATTACAATCTTGCGAACGCCACGGGTGCGGCATTCAGAAGTGATCTGAATAACGCTTTGGCCGCTGTTGCGTCTAATAACAGCAACGCAACCGACCCAGCAACGACGTTTGCATATCAGTGGTACGTCGACACTGGCGACGACACTCTGAAGATCAGGAACGCCGCCAACAACGCCTATATCAACGTCTCAACGGTCGGTGGCATTGGAACTGCCAACCTTGGCCTAGCACCTACGGCCAGCCCGACGTTCACGGGTGACGTAACGATCAGCAGCACAACTGCATTGCGGTTGCCTGTTGGAACGACGGCTCAGCGTTCTGGCTCTGCCGCTAACGGCGACATCAGATATAACAGCACATCCTCAAGCTTTGAGGGTTACGCAGGTGGTGCCTGGGGAAGCATCGGTGGTGGTGCGACTGGCGCAGGTGGTGACGCCTGCTTCTACGAGAATGATCTGACTGTCACAACCTCCTATAGCATTACGGCTAACAGCGGTGCCCATGCTGTTGGTCCGTTAGTCATCAACAGTGGCGTCACCGTCACGGTGCCTGCAACCTCCAACCTCGTTATCAGCTGATCATGCCAATCACTATTGACGGCGACGGAACAATTACAGGCGTCTCAGTTGGCGGCTTGCCTGACGGCATTGTCGATACGGACATGCTTGCTGCAAGTGCAGTAACTGAAGCGAAGCTTGCCACTGACCCTCAGCAGGGGATTGCTAAAGCGTGGGTTAGTTTTGATGGAGGAACTGGAACGACAGGTCAAAACGATGTAACCATGCTTGATTCATTTAACGTAAGCTCCGTCACAGACGATGGAACAGGTACTTACACCGTTAACTTTA